AACTTCCATAAGTTTATATTCAGAATCACTATTTATTTCTAAAAGCTTTCTATTATTTCTTTCACCACATTCTAATTTCATATTTAAACTATATCTATCCAAAAGCTAACTCCCTCCCTGCTCTTTTTATTGCTCTAGCAGTTTCACTTGGAGATTTAACTGGTTGAGTTATTGTAATATTTTGAGTTATACCATTTTCATTATTATTAATAACGTTTGATCCACTATTTAAACTATTTCCAAAATCAATCACACTACTTGAAACCCTTGATGTCTCATAATCAACAGCAGTTCTCATCTTAGATGTTAATCCTGTTAAATTATTCATAACATCTTTTTCAAGATTGGATGATTCAAGCTCTATTCCAACACCAATACCTTTAACTATATTTTTACCAATTAAATCTCTCATAAGTCTTGATGGAGAATGAATTCCTAGTACATCCTTAATTCCATCTACAAAACCACTAAAGAAATCACTAACCTTATCTTTAAGCCAAGAAGCCATTCCTGTAATACCATCCCATATTCCTCTAACTATATTTTCACCAATTGAAAGCATCTTGTCTGGTAAACTAGAAATTGTATCTATAATTGAGTTAATAAGTCCTGATGCTGCATCCACACCTTTTTGTACCATATCATCCTTCCACTGAATCAAACTACTAACTACATTGCAAAGCCATTGCCATATAGAACCTGGTAAGCCTGCAAACCAGTTTATTACTGCACTTACCATATTAGAAACTGCTTGCACCGCACTATTGTAAACATTAGCACCCCATTGAACTACATTATTAAAGGCATTAACTAACCAATTCCATATACTTCCTGGAAGTTGACTAAACCACCCTATTATTCCCCCTATTATTCCTGCTAAATCTACTGTAATCCAGTTCCATATATTTGTTCCAAGGGTAGCTATATTATTCCAAACTCCAAGAAGCCATTGCCATATACTATCTGGTAGTGTTGCAAACCAATCTACAACTCCCTGTATTATAGATGGTAATGTCCCAGTTATCCATTCCCAACAAGACTCACCAAATTCTATTATTTTTCCAACTATAAATCCTAAAGCGTATCCAACTTGTTCTGGTAATTGTCCTAACCATTCAACTAAAGATGCTAGCCAAGCTGGCAATGTTTCTGTAAAGAAATCTACTACTGCTTGCCAGCCATCTATAAATGCTTGCTGTATTGTTAGCCATAATTCCCCTAACCATTCTGGTATTCCTAAGAAGAATTCACATAGTGCTTCCCAGGCTGCTGGTATTGTTTCTGTAAAGAAATCTACTATCGCTTGCCAGCCATCTATAAACACTTGTTGTATAGCTGCCCAAATTTCAGCAAACCAATCTCCTATTCCTGAAAAAAGATCACATACTGTTTGCCAAGCTGCTGGTATTGTTTCTGTGAAGAATTCTACTAGTACATCCCATACAGCGCAGAAAGTTTCTTTAATACTTTCAAAAATCCCTATTATTACCTCTCTAAATCCATCACTTGTATTCCATAAAGTTACTACCGCTGCTATTATTCCGAGAACGACTGCTACAATCATTCCAACTGGGGATGCTTTTTGAGCTAAATTCAATCCAATTTGTGCCAATTCAGCACCTTTAATCATTTTAATTAATACTGAAAATGCTCCAATAACTTCATTTATTATTCCAGCTACTTTTAGTGTTGCCATAGCTACTCCAATACCAACAACAGCACTTTTTATAATAGCCCCATGATCTGCTATCCATTCAAGTCCATCAATTAACTTTGGTAGACATTTCTCAATAACTTCTCCAATAACATCTATTACACTTTCTATAGAATCTGCAATTCCATCTAAATCATCAGATATTGTTCCACTATTAACTGCATCTGATATTTGATTAAGACAATTCAATGCTATATCTAGAATTTTTTCTACAGGTCCCTTAAACTTCTCAAGCAGTTTAGATGATATATCTTCATAAGCTTCTTTTACTTCTTCAGCTTTTTTCGCTGTATCTGACCCCATCTTACTTGCTAAATCACCTATAATACTTATTGCTCCACTAACTGACTTCTTTATATTTTCACAAGAACTTTTAGCAGCATCCTCTAACTTTTTAAGAGAACTTACTTCCTTTTCCCCTTCAGCAGATTTTTCTTCTGCATCAGTATTAACCTCAGCAGCTTCAGTTTCTTTACTTTTCTTATTACTTTTCTTATTACTCTTTTTATTATTCGACATGTATTTCACCTGCCTTTCTTAAAAAAATTAGCAATTAAGAAAGTTTTATATTTAAATAAACTTCTTAATTGCTATTTTTTCTTTTATAAAATCTTAGTTAAGTCTCCATCTCCTAATAAAGCTTTTTCTATATCATTTATTTTTTCTTGCTCTGATTTAGATTTTGGTATTTCATGGAGCCTTTTCATACTCCTATAAAAATCTTTTTGCTCCTTTGACATGTTATTTGAAATTGTCATAGCTCTATATCCCATAATTTTCACTATTTCATTATCTTCCTTTAAAGATTTAAACATAGCTTTAAACTTCCACCAATGCAGATTTTGAGCATCTTGTAAGTCAAGCCCATATTGATCTAAAAATGCCGAATATATATAGTCATCATCATATTCAAAAGAGTAAATTTGCTCGCTCTTGCCATTACTATCTCCTTTACCATTTTGAATACTTTTCCCGCATCTGTAAAACCATAATGCCTTTTCTATAGCCTGCTCAATATTTTCAGGAATAACAGGATAATATAGCTCAATAGTTTTTATCAGTTTATCACTTTCATCTATTTCACTATCCTGCATCATCATTTCAAATAACATAGAGGTACGAAAATCTGAGTTGATTTTATAATCAACTCCATCTATAGTTACTTCTTCAGGTAGCAAATCAATTAAAATATTCATTATTTTTTACTTCTACGTTTAGCTCTATTAGGTGAATACTTTGAAGTAAATTTTTCTAATTCATCTTGCTTAGAATTAATTTGTTCAACTAACTCTTCAAAAGCTTTAAGACAAGTTATGATATTTATTTTATCTCCAAATATCTTTTTATCTGTACCTTCGCCAAATAATTCGTTAAAACACTTAAAAATAGCTTCACATTCTTTTCTAACTATTTCTGACCCCTTTAACTCTTTATATTCTTGTGTACTTTTAACTACATTCTCCATAACTTTTTCATATTTTTCAATTGTATCTGCATCAAATATATCTAATTCTTCAAGTTCAACTCCATTAATAACCATAATCATCTCTCCTATATTTAAAATTTAAAATTAAGCTTCAGTAAATACTTTAGTTACTGTGTTAAATTCACCCTCTACAATTTTTCCAATAGCATAAAGGTTACCACTTACAACTACAGTTTCTCCACCAGCTCCTGCAAAACTTGCTACTTCACATGTAACTTTAAATTTTCTAGCTTTAAATGTATTTTCCTTACCTACTATAGGATTAAATAGTTCAACTCTAATATAATCAAACTGTGCATCTACTCCAGTTAATTGATTTCTACCAACTTCATATAAAGCCATTATTGCTTTTTCAGATTTAATTAAATCTGAAGTATAAGCAAACTGAGTTTGATATCCCTTTATTACACTTGTGCTTGACTTATCATTAACATAAGTCTTTGTATCAACTTGAGCTGTTGGGTTTTCATCTAATGTGCTAAACCCTGCACCCATAAGTTCATAAGTTCCTCCTACCATTAAATAATCTGCTAGTTGATGTCTTTGAATTGTTTCATTTGCCATAATTATCTTCCTCCTTGATAATAAGTTAATATAAATTTAATTTTATATTGTTCTTTTAAATTGTCTTCTTCTAAAACTCCAGCTGTTAAGCTTGCTTCTATACTTTGTATTTGTCTATTTCCATCTAGTTCTGGTAACTTTTTATTCTTTACCATCCCATCAAGCCATGAAATAAGATGTTTATCAAACTCACTTTCAATTAAGTTCTTAATTACTTCTTTTTCATAGACTTCTTTAGTTATAAACATAAATTCATATTGATTTATGCTATCCCCATTTACATACTTCTTTAAAATAGGCTCAGTAGGTATTTCTTCTATTACATATAAAGAAGATTCATTACCTATATTCTCATTATTTATTCCCTTGTTAAATTCTTGTAAATAGGGACAATCCTTTATTAAGGATCTTAAACTTTCTATTATTGTCACTTAGCTTTCACCCCCTCAGGGTTAAAATCTTTTATGAACTTTTAAAGGTACCTTTTTTCATATAAAAAAACACAAGCTTCACACAGCTTGTGTTTTGTCATGGCTCTCTGTACAGTTTTTCACCATACATAAATTCTAACATGTATTTTCCTATTGGTACATAAAATCGTATCACTTTTATACATAAGTTTGTACATAAAATTGTCATTATTATTTCTCTAGAAATTATCTAAATACTATCATAAATTTCTCTAAAGCCTTTTTTCTTAACCTATAGTATCTATTTCTATCTATCATTAACTCAGCTTGTACATCTTCCTTTAATATATCATCTCTAAAATAAGCAGTTTCTATAATCCTTTTACTACCTGAATCCAGCCTTTCCATAACACAATCAATTACATTTACTATACCCTTCATATAATCTGCATCCATAACAGAATTTTCAACTGTACTATTAAAACTATTTGTTTTTGATGATACTTCATCATAGCTTGTAGCTCCCTTAAGTCCTGGATTTTCTAATGATATTAAATAATAGGGATAATCTCTAAGCTTTCTCTCTGCTCTTCCTTTTAACTCTTTATATTCTTCTTTATTTATATTCATATTAATTTCTCCTTATTAAGGGTGCAAATCTCTGATATTCACCAATCCACCCCAGCTTAATTGTTTTAACTTCACCATTTCTATTTTTACTTACAATAACTTCTGCTATATTTTTATCCTCTGAATCTCTCTTATAATACTCATCTCTATACAGCATCATTATTATATCTGCGTCCTGTTCAATGGAACCTGATTCTCTAAGATCTGAAAGAATTGGTCTATGATCACTCCTCTGCTCTGTTGCTCTAGATAATTGTGAAAGTGCAACTACTGTTATATCTAGTTTCTTAGCTAGTTTTTTTAATTCCCTGGATATTTTTGCAATTTCCTGTTCTCGCGAATAACTATTTTCTGTTCCCTCTATCAACTGAAGATAATCTATAATTACAACATCTAGCCCCTTTTTAATTTTCAAATGCCTACATTTAGCCTTTATTTCTGATAAACTTGTTGACTTATCATCTATAAAAGCCTTTCTATTTACCAAATCCTTTGTTGATTCTAATAACTTTGAAAGTTCCTCTTCTTTAAGATTTCCATTTTTAATATCATTAAGCTTAATTAAACACTTAGCTGCTAATAACCTTTCCATAAGCTGCTTTCTTGCCATTTCAAGAGAAAATATTGCAACTGATGCTGTTTTAGAAGCGTACTGTCCTATATTTAAAGCAAAAGCAGTTTTCCCCATGGAAGGTCTTGCTGCAATAACTATGAAATCTCCTCTTTGAAGTCCTGATAATGTCTTATCTATTTCTAAAAAACCAGTTGTATTTCCTAAAATACCACCACCTGAATCACAATTTTCTCTTATTTTTATTAAAGCTTCTTCTAAAACTAATCCAATAGGTGTTATGTTTTCTAAATTCTCATTACTTGATATTTTATATAATAAATCCTCTGCTTCATCAATAACATCATTAACTTCATTTTCTTCATAACTTTTAGATACAATATCACGACCAACTCTAATTAACTTTCTTCTATCAGATTTTTCCTTAATGATTCTAATATAATCAAAAATATTATTACTAAAAACACCCTCAACACTTAATTTAGTAATGTAACTTATCCCTCCACAAGCTTCAATCTCTTTACTAGTTTTTATTTCTTCAAGCACTGTAATTAAATCAACATTAATATTCTTTTGACTTAACCTCTTAATTATTTTAAATAGATATTTATTTTTATCCCAATAAAAATCTTCTACATTCAACATATCTTCAACATATTGTAGCTTGTCTATATTGTTAATAATACAACCAAGAATACCTTCTTCTGCTTCAGTTGAATATGGCATTCTTTTTAATTGCTCCATTTCACATATCCTCCTCTAGATTTATACTAAAAGTTATATTCTCTTTTTCTTCTGTCTTCTTAATTACATTTAATTGTATATTTTCCTCTTGAAGATAATCTTCATACCTACCATTAAAAAAAGTGGAACCATTTAAAATATACTTTTTCTCTTTTCCCTTTACCTCTTCTTTATAAACAAGAATACATTTAATCAAGTCTTCCTTTATTACTTTATTCAATATCTTTGGAATCTTTTTTATAGATTCAGCCTTTCCTTTCTTGTTTGGATATAGATTCCATATTTCTTCTATATCTTCTTTAGTATATTTAAATTTATTATCTATAGTAGAAAGATTATTTTGCTCCTTCTTTTCAATAGTAGGGATGCAACTATTTTTCTTAAGGGGTACTACTTCTAAGTCTAATCCTTCCTCCACTTCAATCTGAGTATCATAATTATTAAAATCTCTTTTCTTATCCTTACACTCTACAATTAATGATGGATAATTTTCTTCAAGACAATAATAAGAATAACTACCTCCTTGAAGTTTATGATAATGTCCTAACACCTTACAATCCTCAAGCTTTTTTAATCTTCTTCTAAGCGCATCATTACTTTTAATTCCTATAATAGGAATATCCTCTTTCATATGTTTATAATTAAGCCAATAATATGATTTGTTATTAACTATTATCATAGTCATACTTTCTGTATCTCTAAAATCCACAAAATATCTAAGAAGTAGTGCATCTTTTAAATCTAAACCAAACTCCATAAGTTTTTTTTGATTGAATCCACTAATTGTATTTTTCATCCAAACACCCCTTTTTCAAGTTTCTTGAACTTCCTATTCAAAAAAATTTTTCATATCTACCCCATACAATTCAGAAAGTTTTTTAACTTTTGATATTGTAAGTTCAACCTTTCCATTTTCAAGTGCCCAATATCCGCTTTTGCTCTTATACCCTAGTAATTTAGCTGTTTCTTCTAAAGTATAACCTTTTTTTAATCTTAATTCTTTTAGCATATTCTCATCTCCTATCCAAATTTCTTGAACTTATATTACATATAATAGTCCAAGTTACTTGAACTGTCAACGTGTATTTTAAAAATTCTCTTTAATTATTCTTTAATATTAAGTACAATGTTATTGAACATTTAATTATTAAAGGAGAATAAATATGATTACTTTATCAGATAGATTAAAAGACCTTAGAAAAGAAAATAATATGACTCAATCAGATCTCGGGAAAATTTTAGGAGTTGGAAAGACTACAATTTCTATGTATGAAAATGGGAATAGTACTCCTAATGATGAAATAAAAATAAAAATAGCAGAACACTTTGATGTTTCTTTAGATTACCTACTTGGAAAATCTACAATAAGAAATTATAAAAATTCTAATAGATCAATGGATCAACTAAACAAGCTGATAAAAGAAAATGATATAAATACCCTTGCTGCTCATTTTGAAGGTGAAAAATTTACAGAAGATGATCTTGAAGATATTGAAAACTTTATAAAATATGTAATTTCCAAAAAGAAAAAGTAATCTAATTTACTTTTTCACGTTTTTAGAACACTTGTTCGTATTTTTATGTTATACTATCCTTATAAATGAATATACTTTCATGGGAGGATATATATGGAATACGATGATTTAATTTCTAAAGCTAAAAAAGACCATATAGATATATTAGAAATTTCATTTAGAGGACAAGCTAAGGGTTATTATTCTGATGGGGTAATCGCTATAGATAAAAAAATTCAAACCAATACAGAAAAAAAATGTATACTAGCTGAAGAACTTGGACACTTCTATACTACTACTGGATCTACTCTAGATAATTCTATAATATCAAAAAAGAAGGAATTAGTAGCAAGAAGATGGGCCTGTGAAAAATTGATAACATTATCAGACTTAATATCAGCATTTAATGATGGTATTGCAACTAAAAGTGAGTTATCAAGTTACTTAGATGTTACGCCCTACTTTCTTGATTTAACTTTAGGATATTATAGAAAACGATATGGTACTCACGTAAAGTCAGATAACTATATTATTTTTTTTGAACCTAATCTGGGAATTTTAAAATTGCTATAAAAAATTTATAGCAATTTTATTTTTTTTATTTAGTTTTCATCTGTTTAATAAGTTGATTGGTATAAACAGCTGCCCCAGTAATAAGTATTCCTTGTACAACTGATTGTACACTTACACCTGCAAACATAATAGCTCCTACTATACCTATTGGCAAAAGAATAATTGGTATATATTTATCTGGCACCTTCTCTGTGCTTTTTAATATAAGTCCCAAAATATATAATGCTGGTATAAGTTCCAATAGGTTTTTTGTAATTAAATTAACAAAATCCATAATCAGCGCTCCTATCTACCTTTTATTAGGATATACTTACATTTATTCTAATACTCGTATAAATATGTATCTTATTAATTTTAATCCTCAGCCTTCAAACTAATTAAAATTCTATGCATATCTTCTAAATCATCTTTACTAAGTGACTCAAAATCATTTAGTCTTTCTTGAATAGTTCCTATAACCTCAGCTTTATATGCTTTATCCTTCCTTTTATCATTTAAAAAGTAGGTTGCTATAGTTCCAGTCAACATTCCTACAAATCCTATCCCAACTAACATTAGTATTGAAGCTATTATCCTACCTGCATTAGTAGCTGGACTTATGTCTCCATAACCAACTGTTGTAGTAGTTACAAAGCTCCACCAAAGAGAATCAGAAAAAGACTTATTTTCTACAATAGAAATACTAAATGCTCCAATGAAAACTGTTATCACAGTTATTATTAATATATATTGAAAAT